CTTAGGTAGTGGGTTCAATGAACAGCCTGGTATCTACCTTGGCGCAAACGCCAGTGCTCAGAAGATCAGCACACAATCTATTGATAAGTTACTGGCGACCTACGCCGAGGCGCAACTGGCTCTGTGCCGCATGGAGGCGCGGAACTACCGCTCACATCAACTGCTGTACCTACACCTGCCGGATCGCACGATTGTCTATGACGCAGCTGCGAGCACGGAATTGAATCAACAGGTATGGACAGTATTGGCATCAACTATTGTGGGCTTCGCGCAGTATCGGGCGCAGAACCTGGTGTGGTGCTACGACAAGTGGCTGGTGGGCGATCCGCAATCCAATGCTGTGGGCTATCTGGTGGACGACATCGGCAGTCATTGGGGCGACACAGTTCGGTGGGAGTTCGCCACCCCGATCGTCTACAATGATAACAAGGGCGCAGTGGTCCACGAATTGGAACTTGTCGCACTCACCGGCAGCGTGGCTGTGGGGCTGAACCCGCAGATCAGCACGTCCTATTCGCTGGACGGCGTGGCTTGGGCACAGGATCACTTCATCACTGTAGGCACGACCGGCAACCGCACCAAGCGCCTCGTTTGGAGGCGGCAGGGCTTTATGCGGCAGCGGCGGATGCAACGGTTCCGGGGCGATAGTACGGCGCATATCGGTGCGATTGCGCTGGAAGCCCAGATCGAAGCGCTGAATTACTGACATGGCAACGTCGCGCCTGAACCTCACGCGAGACCAACTCGCCACGTTTCTGAAGGATCACGAGCAGATCCGGCAGTTTGAGCGCCTGTTTGCCGACGTTAACCAGCTGGAACCGACGACGCTGACGGATCTGGCGATTACGGCGACCACGGCAGGGCAGCAGGCAGTACAGGCGCTGGATGCGCTAAATCGCATCGCTAATGCGCTAGAGATGCTGGCCATGGCGCCCGTGATTCAAAAGCACACCGATGCATCAAAGCACTGCGGTGATCTTGGTCTTGCGCCCGTGGTCGAGAACAACAATTCGGTCGTGACGGATTACGTTGATCATCGTATCACCGCGCCTGTGCCTGCCGATATGCCGGGTCGGGTTTATTGGTCTGACGACGACGCGACGCTCGATCTAATGCTGTTGGACGGTGTGAATTATCAGTTCGGCCAGCAGTTGGATTTCTATCCCAAGAACACCTCGGGCGTGCAGATCGATAAGGGCATGGCCGTCATGGCCACAGGCGTTGTCGGGGCCAGCACCAAGATCGAGTGCGCCCGTGCTGTGGCCGACGGCACCGTGGCAGCGCAGTACATGATCGGCATTGCCACGCAGGATATTGCACCCAACGCCTTTGGCTACGTCGCGTGGTTCGGCAGCGTGCGCGGGTTCAATACTACTGGCGCGAACAAGACTGTGCCAGAAGTGTGGGCCGACGGCGACATCCTGTACTTCGATCCGGCATATCCTGGCGAACTGACCAAGAACCAGCCGTCCGCGCCGAATCTCGACCTGCCGATTGCCATCATTACGAACGCGGCCAACAACGGCGCGATCTTCGTGCGAATGAAAACCGGCGAGACGATGAACGAACTGCACGACGTTCACGCTCCGACGCCTGCTAGCGGAAACGTGCTGATCTACGACGCGGTGCAGGCGCGGTGGGAAGCAGCCGCAGTCACTGCCGGCACGAATATCGCCGTCACGCCGTCTGCGGGCGGATTGACGATTGCCACCACTGCGGCAATCACGGCAGACTTGACGAACAACACCGGCAACCTGATCGACAGCAGCGTGGGCCTGACCAATGGTGCAGGCGCATCTGCCGGTACGCTGACCAATGCGCCAACAGCAGGAAATCCGACGAAGTGGGTGCCGATTGACGACAATGGCACTACCCGATACATCCCAGCCTGGTAACCTATTATGAGTGTCATCGTCAAAGTCCTCGTCCCGCCGCTGCAAATGCAGGCCGCGCAGACCACGCAGTACAGCCCAGGCCTCGGCATACGCGCGATCATCGACAAAGCCACGGTGACCAACACCGACACCATTTCGCGCACGTTCAGCGCAAATCTGGTGACCAGCGGGGGCTCTGCCGGCAATGCCAATCTGGTGATCGACGCCCGCGCAGTGCAGCCAGGCGAAACCTACACCTGCCCGGAATTGGTGGGGCAGGTTCTCAATTCCGGAGATTTTCTAAGTACCATCGCTTCAGCTGCTACTGCACTGACTTTGCGAGTATCTGGCCGGGAGATCACATAATGGCACTCAGTTTTTGGGATCTGATGGTGCTTGGGGGTACCCAAGCACTGGGTGGTTATCTGCAGTCACAATCTGCTGAAGAGGCAGCTGGTATCCAAGGTGCCGCCGCCATGGCTGGTATCGAGGAACAACGCCGCCAATTCGATAAAGTCCAAGAGATTCTTCGGCCTTATCGTGAAGCCGGGATCGTTGCGATCGGAGGATTGGCTCCGTATGCTGAAGCTGGTGCGCCAGCTTTAGAGCAGCAGCAAGCTTTGCTTGGACTGCTGGGTGATGAGAGGCAACAACAAGCGATCCGCGGTATATCCGAAGGGGCTGGATTTCAAGAAGCTGTGCGGCAGGGCGAAGAGGCTCTGTTGTCCAGAGCTTCGGCAACGGGCGGCTTGCGCGGCGGCAATATCCAAGCCGCTTTGGCGCAGTTTCGACCGCAGATGTTGCAACAAGCAATCGAGCAACAATATACCCGGCTTGGTGGTATGGCTGGTATGGGTCGCGAAACGATTCAAAATCTTCTGCAACAAGGCCAAGCATCTGCGGCGGGCACTGGAACGGCTGCGCTTCAATCGGGCACGAACATCTCCAATTTGATGCAACAACAAGGTGCCGCTGCTGCCGGTGGAGCTTTGGCGCAAGGCCAGGCTTACCGTGGACTGTTGGATCTTCCGGCTCGTCTGATCGGTCAAGGTCTCGGCAGCGGCAATTACGTGTCTCTCTTTGGTTGAAAGTAATATATGGCCATCGTCCAACCTATCCAATATCTGACGCCCGACACGTCTGATCCATTGGCGCAAGGAATTCAGGCCGGTGCGATGATGGCTCAAGCTCGGGCCATGCAACAGCAAGCTAGCGCTAAAGCTGCTGAAATGGCACAAAAGCGTGAAGAGATGCGCACGTTCCGGACGGAACAAGGGCGGTTCATGGGGTTGGCTAAACCGACGACTGCTGATATTTTGCGGCTCGCTGCAGTTACACCTGAGCACTTGCAGAAAACGATCGGCGGGTTGTTGAGTGAGATCCCAAAGGAGCAACGCGCTGCGTACACACGCAGCATGGGTGAAGTCGTTTCCGCGATCGAAGCCAATAACATCCCGGTAGCCACACGGATATTGCGTGAGCGCGCGCTCGCTAATCCTGATGAAGCCGAATCCGTCAATCGTATAGCTCAGATGATCGAATCTGACCCGAACAGTGCGATGAAAATCATCGGGCCTGTTCTCGCGGCTGATGAATCTGGCCGAGCTATGTTGAAGTCGATCGAAGAAGGCAATGCTGCTCGTCGCACGGCTGCTGAATTCCCGGCTTTGATGGCAAAGAGAGGGGTTGAACTCGCGAAAGCGAAGTCGGAAGCTGAGAAGTCTGCCATCGATGCCAAGTATGCTGAGCAATTCATGCAAGCCCAGATCGCTCAGATGAACCGATCGGGTCAGCCGGTCAATTTCAAGATATTGAAGCCGGAGGATATGAAATCGAGATTCGGTGTGACGGTGCCGGATAATACGGTTTACAAGGAGAACACTGTCACCGGAGAGATTTCAGCGATTGGTGGTGCTGGTGTCACGGTCAAGATGCCTCCGAACATCGGTAACATCCCCCCCGACTATCGGATGGTGTATGATGACGCCGGAAATCCGGCTCGGTTGGAGGTCATACCCGGCAGCAAGACAGCTAGGCAACTGGAAGCAGAATCGAGGACTGAACTCGCCAGACAAGAGGGCAGAGCCATATCCGGCATTATCGTCGTCGATGAAGCCACACGCCTTAGAGATGTCATCAAGAATCAGACCACCTTCAATCCCGTCACCGGCATTTCTGGTCGTGCAGCTGAAAAGGTTCTTGGCTCTAACCGGATGGCGGCTCAAGGATTCCTGGAGGCGATCAAGGCCAATGTTGGTTTCGACCGCCTTGCTGCGATGAGAGCGGAATCGCCAACGGGTGGGGCATTGGGCGCCATCACTGAACGTGAATTGGCATTCCTGCAATCAGTGCTCGGCTCTCTGAACCTGGACATGCCGGACAATGTGCTGCTTGAAAACATCGATCGGATTTTGAAGATCTACGAAAAAGCAGCGGCATATCCTCCGGCTGTCGCAGCCAAGTATGGATTCGCCAGAATTTCGAAGCCTGATGGTGAAGCCAAACCTTCCGCGCCCGCTCCTGCACCTGCCGCTCCACCACCGGGTGCCGTTGTTCGGGTACCGGCAGCACCACCGGCAGCACCACCGGCACCACCACCGGCAGCACCTTCAATCCCACCGATGCCACAAGGTGCCGTTCGCCGCATCGGCGCTCAATGATGGAGTGATACATGCCTAAATTTGCAGTTACTGTCGAAGGCGTGGATTACGAAGTCGATGCGCCGGATGAATCCACCGCTTGGGCATGGGGGTGGCAATTTCACCAGCAGTCAATGGCCGAACAGCCGCCTGCTCCGTCGACACCGGAAGCGGCTCCGCCTGTTGCGGCTCCGCCTGTTGCGGCTCCGCCTGTTGCGGCTCCGCCTGTTGCGGCTCCGCCTGTTGCGGCTCCGCCTGTTGCGGCTCCGCCTGTTGCGGCTCCGCCTGTTGCGGCTCCGCCTGTCGCGGCTCCGCCTGTCGCGGCTCCGCCGATGGTCGCTCCACCTCCCCCGAGTGCACCTCCGAGTGTGCCCCCGAGCGCTCCCGTAGTACCTCCGAGCGCACCGAGTATCTCGGCTGCTACTGATATAGCCACCCCACCTGCTATGGCTCCCGAAGTATCCTCTCCAGGAATGCTATCGCAATTGGGTCGACAGGTCGGACTTACAGCACGGATGGGCGCAGAAGGTGCCGCTGGGCTACTCGGTACTTTCACCGATCCGGTGGCAGCTTTGATCAACCAATTCGTACCGCCAGAAAACCGTCTCAAGACACTTCAAAGTGTCATGTCACAGATCCTGACTCAGGCAGGCGTTCCCGAACCGGCAAACGAAATCGAACGAATTGTGCAAAGGGCCGGTAGCGGTATGGTCGGCGCTGCGGGTGGTGTCGCTGCTGCTCGACAGGCTGGTGCTGCGATGACTGGTCCTACAGGTCAAGTCATCGCTGGCCAATTGGCAGCCATGCCGGGTGCACAAATCGCAGCGGGTGGTGGAGCCAGTGGTGCATCACAAGCTGCCGCTGAAGCTGGGGTCGGACCGGCAGGACAAACTGCTGCTGGTCTTGTCGGTGGTGTCGCAGGTGGGTTGGCCGCATCTCCGCGCTCGATTTCGGTGACATCTCAACCCGTCCTCAGTGATGTGGAAGCTGCCGCTGCTCGGACCGGGGTGCCGTTGATGCGGTCCGATATTTCACCTCCTCAAACTGGTATCACACGAGGAATTCAGCGGGCCGGTGAAGCGGTTCCCGGTATCGGCACCACTCGCCCTCGCCTCGCACAACAGCAAGCCAGAGAACGGGCTGTCACAGACGCAATGCGTGAATACTCTGACCGGTTGCCGGTCGATCAGACGGTTCCGCAGGCCTTGATAGCAGATCTCAAATCAAAGCGGTCTACGGAGGTCAACAAGTACAACGCCATGAAGAACGACGTGTTCACACGTCTTGCGGGTGCGGGTGAAATACCACTTCCGAACACCATCGAAGCTTTGGATGGTCAAATCGCACGCCTTCGCAATCTTCAAGCGAAAGGATTCGACGACGAAATCAGGGCCGTTCAAGACCAGATCAAATCGTTGCGTTCTTCACGACTAGAATTGCCAAAAGGTTACAAACAAGAACAATTGGCGAATCTCCGCCAAGAGCTTTTCACTCTGAAAGAGCAAAACAAGCGAGGCAGGATCTACGAACCGGCAATCAAAATTCTTGAGGATTGGAAGGCGGCTTTGCCGGGTAAGAATATCCAAGAGATCGAAGCGTTGCGGTCACAACTCGGTGAGAATTTTTCAACACCTGAGTTGACGAATATGCGTACGGTCTCCCAAAAGGCCATTTCAAGTATCTATGGCGCTCTCCGTAATGACATGGGAGACTTCATCAAAGAGAATGGTCAGAGGCGGGATTTCACCAAATTCAGCGTCGCGAACAAGCGATTGAAAGGTCTGGTGGATGAACTGGATAGCAAGATTCTCAATCGTGCGTTCAATGAAGGTGACATCAAGCCTGAAGTCGTTGAGAACATGCTCTTCAGCAAAGCTCCGAGCGAGATCAAACTCCTTTATGATGGGTTGACCCCATATGGTCGATCCGTGGCGCGAGCAGCGATCATTTCTCGGGCAGCACGAGAATCTGAAGTCCAAGAAGGCGCGAGAACGGCCATTGACCCATCGAAGTTCGCGGATAGCGTG